GGGTTGGTACGAAGTCTCAATCAACTCTGCGGAATTAAAGCAAACCAAAGCTGGAACGGGAGAGTACATCGCTATTCGCTACGATGTGTTAGGTCCAGCTCACCAAGGTCGTGTGATATTCGGCAACTTGAATATCCGCAACCCCAATGAGAAGGCTCAAGACATTGGCATTCAACAGCTGGGTGAGATCATGCGAGCGATTGGTCTGCCCTCAGTCGAAGACACCGATCAGTTGATCGGAGGTCATCTTGAGGTAAAGGTAAAGATCCGTGAAGCAAGCGGTGGCTATGACGCCTCTAATGATGTGAGCGGATTCAAAGCTGTAAAAGGAGGCGCAGTGCCAATGGCCAGTAAAAAGTCTGCTAAGTCAGAAGATGCACCTGTTGCTGCTGGCACACCACCTTGGGCTAAAAAGTAAATGTCCAATAACAAAACGTAGTTTTTTTATGCGTTTTGTTATTTATTTGAAAAAAAAGACGGGCTGTAAAAAGCCCGTCAACTAATCAATCAAAAGGGAGAAATTTGATTATGGCACTAATTAACCTACCAAGCCAGCCCATTGCTAGTCTAATTGATAAGGCGCATCAAGAGAGACAGGAGCCACCAAGGCCGCATTTAGGTTGCTCTACACTTGGTCATCACTGCGATAGATGGCTTTGGCTATCGTTTCGCTGGGCTGTTGTGGAGAAGTTTGATGGCCGCATTCTGCGATTATTTAGGCGTGGTCATTTAGAAGAGCCGCAGATTATCTCAGACCTGAGATCAATCGGAATAGACATAGATGCTAGCCAAGATCATGTAGACTTTGGCTCACACGTATCGGGCAGCGTTGATGGCGTTATTCATCACGGAGTGCCCACTGCAGAAAATACTCCACATTTAGCTGAGTTTAAAACTCACAGCAAAAAAAGCTTTAACGATCTAACAAAAGGCGTTCAAACATCTAAACCCATGCACTACGTTCAAATGCAGGTATACATGCTTGGCCTAAAGTTAAAGCGAGCACTGTACGTTGCTGTCTGCAAGGACGATGATCGTTTGCACACTGAGCGTGTCAGGTTCGACATTGATGTAGCTAAAAAAGCTGTGGCCAGAGGCAAGCGTATTGCCTTGACCGATAGAATGCCTGAGCCATGTACTGGAGCGAGCAAGGCTTGGTACTTATGCAAGTTCTGCGCGGCCTACTCATTCTGTCACGAAAGTGAGCCAACTCAGCAGGGAAACTGTAGAACCTGCGCTCACGCAACTGCCAAAGCAGATTCAACATGGCGTTGTGAGCGTCACAACTCAGAAAATATACCATTGGACTACCAGCGTACTGGCTGCGATAGCCACACCATTCACCCAGATCTGGTTCCTTATCAGCGCAAAGAAGCTGACAGCCAGTGGGAGGCAATCTATGTCATCAATGGCAAAGACGTTTTAAATGGCGAAGCTGGATACAGCGGTCAAGAAATTATTGCTAATCCGGACATGTGTGCCAGCGGCGACATGGATGAGCTGAGAAAATCATTCAACGGAAGAATAATTGAAGGGAGTTCGGAATGGATTTAAAAGTTCGTTATGCGGAGAAAAAAGATTTAATTTTTATAGATTATTTACAAAAAAAGAACGCAGAAGATTTAAGCTTTTACCCAAACGTGGTTCTTGAGAGAGAGGTCGATAATCAAAGAATTCTTTTAGCTCTCGTTAATAATGAACACGCTGGCTATCTATACCACGGATCAATTAGGTTAGATTATCCTCTAAAAATTCATCAAGCCTGCATTGAATATGATTTAAGAGGCAACTGGTATGGAGCCGGTCTTTGCTCAGAGCTTGAGAAAATTGCTTATATTGGAGGATCTAAAACTATTTCTTTAAGATGTGGAAGCGATATTGCTGCAAACAATTTTTGGAAGAACATGGGATTTGATTGTGTTGCGATTACTCCAGGAGGAGTGAGGAGAATGCGTGACATCAATGTGTGGCAGAAACTGTTAGGCCAAGACTTGTTTGGCTTTACATCAATAGAGCCTAGCAACAAAAAGAAATCTACAAAAGTTTGGCGACAAAGGGATAAATCGGTAAAACAAAATTCAATGTTAAGAGGAAAAGCGTTGCTTGAATACAGGCTAAAGCTTGAAAGTATTTTGGAAGAAGACTTATGAAATTAAGAGATTATCAGCAGCGATCTATTGACCTGCTCTACGATTGGTTAAGAAGTAACCAAGGCAATCCTTGCCTTGTTTTGCCCACCGGCAGTGGCAAGAGTCACATCGTAGCAGAGCTTTGCAAAGATGCGCTGACCCAGTGGCCAGACACTAGAGTCCTAATGCTGACTCATGTCAAAGAATTAATACAACAGAACGCCGGTAAGATGCGTGAGCACTGGCAAGGTGCCCCCATGGGCATCTACAGTGCTGGGCTTAAACAGAAAAATCTATCAGAGCCAATTACATTTGCTGGCATTCAATCTATTCGTAAACGTGCGCCAGACATTGGGCACGTTGACTTAATCATAGTCGATGAGTGCCACTTAATTTCACACAAAGAAGAAGGCGGCTACCGAGATTTGATCAAACAACTGTTTGATATTAATCCTCACTTGAGAGTTATTGGGTTAACGGCCACGCCATTTAGACTTGGCCATGGTTATATAGACGAGGATGGTGCCCTGTTTGATGACCGCATCGAGCCAGTCACGATTGAAGAGTTAATTCATAAAGGTCACTTATGTACACTTAGAAGCAAAAGAACTGTGGCCAAGCTTAATGTAGATGGCGTTCACAAACGTGGCGGTGAATACATTGAGTCTGAATTGCAAGCAGCTGTAAATAATTATGAGACTAACTCACAAGTTGTTGATGAGGTCATTGGTAAGGGCAGCGATTACAGGCATTGGTTATTTTTCTGCACAGGCATTTCTCACGCTGAAAATATTGCAGAAGATTTGAATGATATGGGAATAACCGCAGCTTGTGTGACAGGTAAAACACCAGCAAAGGAAAGGGCTGAGATCATTAAAAGATTTAAAGCTGGCGAGATCCGAGCGCTGACTAACGCCAACGTGTTGACTACTGGCTTTGACTTTCCTGACATTGATCTAATTGTAATGCTTCGGCCTACAATGTCTCCTGCTCTTTACATGCAAATGGCTGGTCGAGGTCTTAGGCCAAAGAGCCACTCTGATCATTGCTTAGTGTTAGATTTTGCTGGAAATGTTGAGGCTCATGGTCCAATTGTAAGAGTTAGGCCACCTCAAAAGTCAGGCGGTGGTGGTGAGGCTCCTATAAAGGTATGCGATCAATGTCATGAGATTGTTCACATCTCTGTGATGACTTGCCCAGAGTGCGGCTATAAGTTCCCAGAGAGCGACAATAAAGCGCTTATGCATCTTCGTGATGACTGCATCATGGGCAGTGACAGTGAGCTGAAGATGTCTGTGGCTAGTTGGGAATGGAGCGAGTACACGAGCCGAGCTGGCAATGACATGCTAAAAGCTACTTATTTCGGACCATCTCTCAGCGATAAGCCGATCAGCGAATACTTCTGTGTTCTTCACAGCGGATACGCTGGACAAAAGGCTCTAGGGCAGATTAATACGATTGCTCATGCAAGTGGGTGCCATGCAGAGTTAGTTGCTGCAAACGGCTTATATCAAGCCTCAGTGGCGTTTAATCAAGCAACTCCACCAGTCGAGATTGATTACGAAAAGAACGGAAGGTATTTCAACATTATAAGGAGAAATTATGCGACATCCGCAGCCTAAAATAGTTAAGGATTATTATGCCGAGGTTAACGCTCTGCTTGATATTAAAGAGCCTAAATGCTGTCACACTTGTGACGATTACATGGAGAATGGATTATGTTACCAGTATCAAATAGAACCGCCAGAAGATTTCGCAAAAGAGCTAAACCAGTGCGAAAAGTGGTTACCGATAATTCCGTTTTAAAAGTACCTACCGAGCATCAGGAGCAAGTGTTATTTGTTCAATGGTTCAGGCGAACTTATCCAGACGTTAGGATATTTGCTATTCCTAATGGTGAGGCTCGGTCTCAGAGTGCAGGAGCAAGGTTAAAGGCCGAAGGCGTTTCTGCAGGTGTTCCTGATCTTTTTATTCCAGCATGGAATACATGGATAGAGATGAAAAGGTCAGATGGAGGACGAATTAGTCCAAAGCAAAAAGATTGGTGGGACTATCTTTGTAGCATAGATCATCAGGTGTTTGTATGTGAAGGTGCAGAAGTTGCAAAAG